ACCTGCCGCAATATTCGCAGCAGGTCCGGTGTTGTTATTCGAATTTGTATGGGTATTATTTGTTGGAGAAAAAGCTGTCTTCCAATGCTCTGGCGGATGCCCCTTCATCTAGTCCTTCAATAGCGGCGTTGTTTTGATAGCGGAGGGATTCGAACACATAGTTTGTGTCGCCCTGCTTGCGTGCAAAGATACCGCGCTTGGCGTATATTGTGCCGGGAGCCATATCAAGCTCTTCACTTGTCACGAGCTTAATCATTTGTGACTGTCCGTTTTGGTCACGAACAGACAGGTTCACATCTGCGTTTCCGTCACAAGGATAATCTTCGGGAAGCTCTACTTCGTAATCCACTACTATAAGCTCGGCATCATCAATGCCGTCTTCCAGCTTGGTAGTTTCATCTTCACCAAATTTCACAGTAGCGTAGGTGTTGTTGTAAGCGATGACATTTTCGATGTAGTCCTCGTTTTCGCTTTCCGTTGTGACTTTTGTGATGCGCAGCTTGACGTCGTGCCACTTGCCGTCTGTGAAGGAACCGTTTGAAGCCTCTCCCCAGTCTCCAAAAGCATACGGCGTGATATGCTCTGCTTCTAGCCAGTTTGTGAATTCTTCTTCCGGGAATTTCTCCAATTCTTTCTCTACGATACTTTTTGCTGAGCCGACAGGAACATCTGCAGGAAGCGTGCTAACGGGATAGCAAGCGGTGAGTGCAAAAGCCAGCGCGGCGCACAAAATTAACCGGATTTTCATGGCTTTCTACCCCATTCCATATGTTCAAGAATGCAATAGACAGTCGGGACCTTTAACTGATATTCTTTTGCCAATTCTTTGACTGAGGCACCGGCTTTCCGCTTGGCATAGATTTCCTTGTTGCGTTCCGTAAGGCGGGATGACCGTCGGTTCCGACCCTGCTCCAAGCTGCACAGTCCCGCTTCTTTTGCAACACGGTAGCAGTGAGTTGTGGAGGTTTTGTTCTTCGCTGCAATGTTTGTTACTGACATATTGGCGATATAATCATTCAAGATTTCGGTATCCAGCTTTGCCGCTTCGTTCAGAGCGACAGTACGTTCTTTTACGGCATCTTTGTCAATGGCACGGTAGCAGGTCCGTACGCAGACACCGTACTTCTCTGCCAGGGCAGGCAGAGACATGCCTTTCTCATAATCTGCTGCAATTGCGTTCAGGCGCTGGATTTTCTCAAGCCTCGTCATGGTTGCTCGCTCCTTTTTTGCGTCCTCGGCCACGGTAGATTCCGGCTTTGTGGATAAGAGCAAAGCCGTGAGAAGAACAGTAGCCAAACTCTTCACAAATGCTCATAACTGAGCGATTCGGGTCAGCTTTTACAGCTTCGATAAATGTTTGCTGCCGTGCTTCACGAGCCAATTGAGTGGCGTTCGGTCTTTTGGCATCACGTTGTCGCAGATAGTCTTTGTTGTGCTCAGAAAGAATATGGTATATTGTGGCTCGGTGAACGCTATACTCTTTAGCAAGTTGTTCTGCTGGGACGCCATCGGCATAACGATTGACGATTTCTTCATCACGCTTGGCTTTCCAGCCACTGTAATTTGCTTGTCTCTCTTTTCGATTTACGCTTTGCATGGTGCGGTAGCATGTGTAGCGAGATACACCATACTTTTTCATTACATCACGAATCCGCATGCCATTGCGCATATCCCGCACGATACTGGCATTACGTTTTGCAACATCTTCTCGATTCATGGGTTCTCCTTTTTTTGCCAAAAAGAAAGGAGCAGGCTCCTTACGAACCTGCTCCTTTTGGGGAGGAATTTATAGCACAAAGCGGCGTTTGACCGCTCCGATGCACTTTTTGGTTTACATTCTTAATTCTATTCAATTCGCACAAATGTGCAACACTAAATGGCAAAAAATATTAAGCCCATTGCATATAAGGAACATTGGCGAGCATTGCGACACATGCTTCAAAGTTGTTTTCGATATATTTTGCAATTACATCAAGTCTCTGCGCAAGAGGTAAGTCTGCAAAAGTAAGCCCTGTTCCCTGTTTGCATGTTTCTTCGGCACTTGTGTAGATTACATTTACAAAAGCGGCAAGGCTGAGGAGAATCTCCTCGTCCTTTCCTTCTTGAGTAAAGAAGAAGTAGTAGGTTGAATGCCCATCTGAGACACCAATACGGCAGCTATAACTGCCAAAACTAGCGAGGTCTCCAAAAAGGCTGCAGGCGATGTGACCAAGCTTTCCGTCGATGGGCAATGTATTCCATGATTTACAGTGCATATCGGGCTCAAAATCTTCTTTTCCGCCGTTATACTCCCATTCCACAAATTCTCTGACACTGAAATTGTCCCCATAGGGGGCGATAATTCTGATTTGCGACAACCTTTCCTTCACCTCACTTTTTATTTGCATCCTATATTTTACGCAATTCGCAACAAAATGCAATTATTGCTGCATGTCGTAATCTGTTGCATCGTATACTCGACAACAAGTGCCTGAACTGGCACCTCAGATGTGGTTGGTATCTTCTTGATGTTTTGGTTCTGGCATTTCTGCCCCGCTATCCGTATATGCTCATACTGCACCTCCGCCTTTTTCCAATTATACATCCGGTCGCAATTTTTGGCAAAAGAAAAAGGAGCCACCCGAAGGCGGCTCCAGTAAGATGAGATTTATTTTGCGTTGGGGACATCCGTGTACCGGGCGTAAGGAACAGTGAAGCTAAGCAAGGTCGTCCAGTCTTCGAGGTGTTCCTCCACATAATAGGCGGCGGCATTGATGCGTTCTTCCGGCAGAAGGTCTGCAAACGGAACGCCATCGTTGCCTGTGTCATAGTCGGTCGAAATGTAAAAGTAAATATCCTTGAAATCACGCCACATATTCTTGTCCGGAAGAATGGCTTTTTGGCTGTTGATGTTGTCGCTCAGCCAAAATTCACGCTCATATTCCTGCGTTTTAACGATGAAATCTCTAGGAGTGTTCTTTTTATTCCCAATAGAAAGAAAAGACAAGAACGTTGTGGCATACACATACAGCCGCTGTTCTTCTGTCAACTGGTCCATCGGGATTCCCGGCGCGGACACATTGCGTTGATAAGCAAGGCACCAAACATTTCCGGTATTTGAGTCGTATCCAGAAGTTTTGGCTTCTGTGTACAGGAGAGTAAGAAACTCCTTGATGTTCATCGTTTTGCCAAACAATGTGATTTTAGGTGAAAGCGTATCCATGATGAATTAACGCTCCTTTATTAAACAACATTCGTGCCAATCTTTTCGGCAATGATTTCAGCCATGCGCTTCGCATCGCTTTCCTCAGTCTTAGAACAAACCTCGAAAAATTGGTAACCGTAGTAGTTTCCATTCTGTTCTTGCCCGCTGCCACACTGATGAAACCAGCTAAAGCTCTTGTCATGGCTCTGCATCTCATCGTACATGGCACGGACAAATGCGGTGGCATCTGCCTCCCAAAACGGTCGCTCTTTATTGAACTCAATGCCCCATCCGTGACAGCTATCCGGCTGATGGATGAAGACGGGTGAAATGGTATTCATGATGGTTCTCCTTTTTTAGGTTTCGGTATTCGGAGCCACAGGCAGCCACTGCTGCGGATAAGCACGAAGACGGTTACTCGGCACGCAGTCATTCAGAGCAGAGTTCTCAGCAAGCGCCATATCAATGATGTAGTAATCATTGCCGTTGCGCATTACATCGACGCTCCACTGCCCTGTCAACTCAATGCGAGGAATAACCTTCTTCAGCTCAGCCAGAATAGTTTGAATGCTTTCGTGGTAACGCTGGTTCAGAATGTCTTCATGCATCTTGTAGACAACATAATCATGGCGTTCCTGTGGGCTGCTGACTTTTTTGAATTCGTTCTTCATAACATCGCTGCGCCAATAAGGACTTGCGCCAAGGATTTCCTTTGTATCAAAATCCACAAACACGCGATATTCAGTGTGCAGCGGCAAACCGTTGTAAATGGTAGGATTGTTCTCTTTATCCTTGATATACTCTCTGACGACCCACTCATTTGTAGTATTAGCGCCATAGCAGCAACGACTGTTTAGGGAGCCTGCCATCAAGCATGTCAGATGATTCAAGAACAAGAAATACTCGCCCATCTCATTGATTTCCTTCGGGTTATGGATATGAGCGTTGCGGAATTCGTATTTGGAAGAATACGTGCCCGTTTTGATAAAATAGTCTTCGTATTCATCAAGATGGAAGACTTTCTGGCAATAACGGTTCACGATTTCCTTTGTAACAGGATTCAACGTCTCGAAACCAAGGCGGGTAAGCTGCAGCATGGTGATAGGTACGCGAAGAATTTTCGTGTCCGGAACCTTGAAGAATGCGTTGCCGTACAACCCTTCTACCAGAGGAGGGAACCAGAAGCCCATAGAGTTGGGGTTCATCTCAAGCATCTGATAAGTGAAGTTATCAAGGTCGAGGATGTCAAGACCTTGACGGAACATGTTGTAACAGAACATTTTTGTGCTGCCGTTTTTCGCATTCTTGTAGCCTGCGTAGTTTTGAAGCAGTTCCTTGTACGACGGCTCAGAAATGTCAATCTTCATCAACTTTCCGGTGAGCTGCGGACGGAGTTCTTCGGGGTAGCGTTTCAGCTCCTCGTTTGTGACTTCTGTCATAAAGTCACGGTTGGCAGAGTATGTTACATAATAGCCGCCGCGTTCCGCGTTGTAGATGTACAGACGCGTTTCAAGCACCAGTTCTGTGACGATGCGGTCAATGAGCGAATTGAGTTCCGGTGGGAAGTAGACCTTTTTGTCGAGAATTGCTTTGACTGTAGCTGTATCCCACTGGAGCATATTTTCATGCAGCTCTCCACTTTCAAGAACCTGTGTCTTATAGACCTCATCAAAGGTTTTGAGGGCATCAGGGTCAGTTTTGAGCATTGCTGCAAGTTCCTCATAGGAAAGCGGCTTATCTTTCTTATCGGTTAAGATGGCGCTGATTTGTTCAAACATGTCTTTTGTTTCAGCCATTTGCGGCCTCCTTTTTTAAAAAAGCCACCGTTTCTGTAGGAAAACGGTGGCAATGTATAAGTGATATAGTTTAGCTTGCAATGCACAACTCACTGTTGGTAATGTTCTCCAGCCAGTTTTTGTTCATTACATTGCCAAAGCGATATTTCTTCTGCGACTTGTAGGACCAATCGCAGCCGGAAACGATATCACCGATGGCGTTCAAGTACAGCTCACCGCTGTAAAAGTCGATATCGCCGGTTTTGTTGAATTCGTATTCGAGCTTGTCTACATAAGGTTCACGTTTCTTATAGACATTCGAATCGAGATTCTTAGCACGTCCTTCGTTCAGTAAATAAGCCCGATGAAAGTCCGTTACCTTATCGTCACGGTTATATTTCAAGCCACTAAGGATACTTTTACTTTCATATGGGATTGCTTCGTGGAAGTTATCACTGCTGATGCAAAGACTGCACATATCGTCATCTTTTTCATCGCAGTAGGTCCACCACTCCAGACTCGCCATAGCAAGGTCAGCCATCTTATCGACGGCTTTTCCGTTAGTGACCATGTAAAAACTTCCAACGGCGATACCACGCTCTTTGACAGCTTTCAAGGTGTATCGAATTGCCGGTATATTCAGAGAGATTTCCCCACCGGTAAAGGTAAGAGAGCTGATATAAGCTCCCTTCTCAAAGCTGTCGAGAAAAGCATCGATGTACTTCTCCTGAATATCGATGCTTTCAGCATCTCCGCGCAGGCAGTGCGCACAGCACATATTGCACCGGCGCGTAACTTCTATGAATACGCTGTTTGCGGCATAAATACGCATTTTTTCATGCCCTTTCTGTTATTCTTCCTCGCAATCGTCGTAGTCATCCGTAAAACTCTCGTTGCGGTCAACGACAGCATTCACATCCGGCGGAGCGATTTTAGCCAGACCATAGTTCAAGAAGAACGAGCCGGGAATGTCATCGACATCGCCCCAGTTCCAGCAACCACAGTTGATTTCCAGCTGTCGTTTGCCTTCATCCGTCTTGAGATAGTCCTTGACAGCACTGCGCAGGACGCTTTCCGGGTCACGGATTTGCTCCGGATTGTAGCTAAACTGAATCAGTGTGCATTCCGTTGCGGATAAGCCAATGACCTCATTGGCGACGATAGTGAATACTTCCATCGTAAGTTTCCTCCCCTCACGCGTTGACGATACCGCCGTGCTTGGCAAGCACTGCATTCACAGTCTCAACGGGGACATACCCATAGACGGTAAGCAGCGGACGGGCTTCATTCTCGGCATACGGCAGAAACTCCTCGACCGTCTCAGACAGATTGCCGAGTTCGACCTTGGAGTAATCGCCGTCCTGCAGGTCCTTACTCGGTCTGCAGTAGTGCATACTGCTTGCCTGAATCGACAGGCTGAAGCCGTCTGCACAGACTGCAATCGGCCGGAGCGCAGGGGTGCCAAAGATGGTTTCGGAAAAGGTCTTGCGGAGAAATTCGTTAACATTGTTGATAGCCATAGCGGTATACTTCCTTTCTGTTGTATGAGATGTTTTTGTCAGATGTACTTTTCCCAGAAGCGCTCGAACTCTTCGTCCGGCATCTGGGCTTCGGTTTCATCCATCACGCGGTCGTAAGTATCGCTGGAAATGTCGGTCCCGACAAAATCAGCAACGGCCTCATGTCCGCGCTTCTGGATGGCATCCTTCAGGATAGCCCAGCGGCATTCATGGATAGCGTCCGTGAGCGATTTGCCGTCGTGCGCTTCCCAATATTCGCCGGTCTGCTGGATTCGGTAGAACTCATCCAATGCGTCGTCGACATCGTTTTCGTCCATGATGTCAGAGACAAAATTGAGCGGGTAAGACTGCCCGTCAATTTCAACATCTGCATGGCTGAACGAGTCATCATCATCGGGGCTTGCGCAGCATTCGACAGCAAAAACTTCATGGGTTTTGCGGTTGACTTTGCATGGCAGATTGAACATTGCACCGGAATCAAAGCAGGACTCGATGCAGGCATTGACCACATCGCTTACGGGAGACTCTGCAGCCTCCTGATACTCCGGCATGTGCCAGATGTCGATGCTTGCCTTGTTGGTATCCTCAATGTTGCGGACCTTCAAGACACGGACCCCCTTCTTCTCCATGTGAATGACGGCACGGCACAGGTCCACACGGATTTCGTGTGAATCCATAATGGTGCCACGGTCATCCTTAGGTAGGAAGATTTCGATAACTTTGTTGATGTCAGGGGTTTCGGCAACGAAGTAGACTTTGTCATCGTGAATTTTGAACATTACATTACGCTCCTTTTGGTTCATACAAAAAAGGCAGGCTCCCTAAAAACAGGAAGTCCGCCTTTTAAGCGAAATTATGAAAAATGTACGAGCACAGGTAGTGCCATAGTAGATGTTATCTATCGTACATCTACAATTTTAGTCAGTTCGCACACATTGGCAACTGGTTTTTGAGCAACAAAAAAGAGCCACTACCCCCAACATGGGTAGTGGCTCAAATGGTTTGATGCTAATCGCAGCGTAAATCCTTTCATGTCCAAAATGGCTGGCTTCCCGCTTCTTTTATGGCATCAGCCTATGAAACCATCCCAATAGCCATTCCAATAGGCTTCGTCTTTTTCAGCGTTTATTCTACTTGCTTTATACAACCGTTGAGACTCTTCATCTGTGAGAGCATCCGGATTGCCCTTTAAAACACGAATTGCACCCCAAACCCATCTGAATCCGTAAGCCAACATCAAAAGATGAACAACAAGATTATAGTTCTTATAGAAACCAAACCAGAATTCAGATGACTCATGATGTTTCATTACATATGTATATACCATATCAGGAGACTTCAAGATGGCGTATCCGACAATCAAACAAATTAACAAACACACGAATTCCTTTTTGTCTCGCTTCTCTTCGTCTTTTTCTTTCCTGCAGATAAAACGAGCAAGAGGCTCAAATGGGTATGTTAAAAATTTCCATAGAGCGATTACTAATACAACAAAAACAGTGACCATAAAGTTGTTCTCCTTATATGATGTGCTCAATGAAGTTACTGGCTGGCCCAATCTTACAAATAGCAGCCACCTTTTATTTTAGAATCTACTATCCATGGTATGCCATTCGCAATTTTATGCAACAAAAAAGAGCCACTACCCCCAGCATGGGTAGTGGCTCAATGAAGTAAATATTATTGATTATTCAAAATCTTTTCAGCCTTTGCTTTGACAGTTGCACGGATATCGTCAGATACCTGCAGCACATCCAAAGCTGCATCAAGCGTCAGAGTGCCGGAGCGAACAAGTTTTACAACACTTTCGGAAAGCGTTTCAATACGGCCTTTCTCAATTCCTTTTTGTTCGACATAGTCGCTGTAATTACACATCTGATAGCACCTCGATTCCTCAGATTTTTAACGCTTCCGTCACATACGAATCAGCTTCATCTTCAGACACAGAATATGTTTCCATCAGCATTTTTGTTGTCGCTTCTGCATCTTGTCCAATTTTCAGGAGCATTGCTGCGGCTTTGATACGGTCCTCAATGGATACGACAGGCTGAACCTTTCCCTTTTTGCTTCTCATTTTATGCAATCCTCCCCTTTGTCTAAATTTTACCATTTTTGCTGATGAAACGCAAGAAAAAAACCGCTTGCTCGAAAGCAGGCGGCAATTGGATTGGATAATTATTGGATAAGATTGGCTACGACTTATCATTTATAGGTTCGGACTTTTATTCGAAGATATCGGCCAGCGACATTTTCATGATATTTGCACTGTACGAATATCTGTCCATGTTCCACAAAGAAAGCGTTCCGAAAAAGACTTCCTGCAAAAAAGTCATCGGGACGAGGTCATCACCAACGAAAGAACCGCTGTCTTTCAGAAGGCGGTTGATGTCTGCTCTCTTGGTTTCGGGAACCTTGCTTACATTGATGAACAGTTCTTTGGTTTCAGGGTCATAGTGGAAAAAGCTGCTGACCGGAACCTTCACACGGATTACATCCGAAGTTCCATCGCCAATCGCAATGTCGATGACATTTCTTTTTGGAATATACTCCTTGCAATAAGCCAGCATGCTCCGTGCAATGCGCTGGGACTCATTGTCATCCGGGACAAACGAAGAACGGATGCTTTTGGCAATCCTTGCTGCTGCAATCTTCTTTGGAAGATAAGACCCCTTTTCCGTCTCTTTGTTGACGATTCTGAGATGCTTATCATTCAGCCATTGCACCATCGAGGTGATACAGCCTTCCGGGTCGCAGCCATAGTTAATGGCGCACTCATAGTCGTTCATGCGCTCGTATGTACAGGTGCCTTTCAATGCGTTCAACATACATTCGAAAGATACAGGACTATCCGAATTGGTCAGCGCATCGAAAATGACATACTGCATAGCAAGGCTTTTTACGCCCTCGTTGTTTTCGGTGGACTCATCGACATTGAATTTCTCAAAGACCCTTTGCGGAAATTCCCGCCAAAAGCCACACAAGAAGTTATTGCTCCAAAGAATGTTTTGGAGCTCCGGGCAAATTGCCAGAAAAGCCTCTATCGAGGAAGAACCTACCAAAGGCCAGATTTTAGACGAATCGATAATGACGGCGACCCTATCGAATTTTGCTGCGCTATCGATATACCCAATCGGACGGTCTTTGCATCCTTTCTGAGTTCCCCACGGATAACCTTGCATATACAATTCAGAGACATTATCTCTGATAGCAACCTTTAGGAATCTGACATACTTGCCATAATCCTGATATGTACCAGAATCAAAGCGTAGCCATTCCTTAACGAAGCCTTCAAGAAAGGTCTTTTTTGGGTTATACAAAAATTTCATGATGGTATTTTCGGTAATGTAAGTGACTGCTTTCATAGCAATCCTCCTTATTGATATTCACATTTTAGCGTTTACAAGATATATTTTCACGGTGGTATTATTCGTTTCCTGTTGTTGCTTCCGGCGACCACTGCTGCGGGTAGGCACGAAGCTTATCTTTACGGCTTGCAATATCCGCACGGCGTATATCCCTGCTCGATGAGCTTCTCACGAGAGCCGGTATATTCCTTGCGGTTTGATTCGCTCATCTGAGAAACGGCGGAGCAGTCCGGTGCGTGGAACTTCATGGAGCCGGTGTTTAGAATGTAGGTGTTGATGACCTCGTCTTCCTGTTGCGGCTCTTCGACTTCCACCTCAGATGCAGCGGGACCTTCTGTCGGCTGATGATACTCGCCATAGGTGAATGTGACATCCTTACCATCAGAGGTGCAGTAGATGTCTCCGAGCTCATCTGTACGGAAAATCTCAATATCCTTGCTCTGGAGCTTTGCCAATGTGATGTCATGTGGGTGTCCGTAGCTGTTATCCTTACCACAAGAAATGACAGCATAGGCGGGGTTCACAGTGTCGAGGAATGCTTCAGAAGTAGATGTTCGTGAGCCATGATGCCCTACTTTCAGAACGGTGGATTGGATGTCCTGACCCGACTGAAGGATAACTTCTTCTGCCTCTTCTTCTGCATCTCCTGTAAACAAGAATGAAGTATCCCCATATACGATGCGCAGTACGATTGAGGTGTTGTTTGTGTCGTCCGGAACGGAATTCACGGCGAGAACGGTAACTTCTGCATTGCCCAATGAGAAGGTATCTCCCACAGATGGAATCGTCAGACCGTTTCCTTTTTCTTCCGCATACTGCTTAAAATTCCGAAATGCCTTGCTGTTGTAATCTGTTACAGGACAGAATGTCACATCTGCGGTAACGGCCTCAAAAGCACCGGAAAGACCACCGATATGGTCTTCGTGAGCGTGCGTGCCGATAACATAATCCAAATGCCCGTTTGTTTCGCGTTCCAGAACGGAGTATACGAGGTCAGAATCATCTACATTGCCGCCGTCAATGAGCATATAGTGCCCATCGCAGGTGACAAGAGCAGAATCAGCCTGTCCTACATCGATGAAGTGAATGGTGAAGCTGCCGTCTTCCATTACGCCAGCCGTCTGCTCGCTGTCAGAGACAGGGTTTTCTGAGACGACCCCGGATACAGGAAGACTACCCGAATCAATCGGGACCTGACCGCAGCCTGTGAAGCTGAGGGTGAAGAGCGCTGCAATTGCCGCTGCTGCTCTCCGTAAGAATAAGTTTTTGTTTTGCATGGTTTTTTTCTCCTTTCAAATAAAAAAGAGCGGACCTACCCCGGTATGGGATAAGTCCGCTCAAAGAACAGATTATGAATCGTGAAAAGGTAAAAATCTGCCGCGATTCGTATGGTATCTATGTTATAGTATCTATTATATGGAAGTCGCAAGCATGTGCAAGGATATTAGTGTCCTGTGTGCTTGTCGGCTCGGATGTCGTAGTAAATGAGGCTTCCACTCAACCCTGCGCCTTCGAAACATGCTGTGATAGCGTGCTTCGGGTATAGAATGAGCCATTCGGGGTCATAAACCACCTTTGCCCAAAAAAGAATGCTCGCCAAGGTAATGGTGAGCGGCAGAATCACAGTGGTTGTGATTTTCAATGCTTTGATGATTTTTTCTTTTGACATGGTGTCCAAAAGCATCTCCTCAATTTTTTAGTGTGGCTCTTACCACATAGCGCTGGCTGGTTGCTTCGTAATATCCAAATGGATAGCATGTGTACATGTACAGGCGGTCATTTTCATCGGATAAGTCAACAAGAACAGACCCATCCTCCCCTATTACGGTGCTTGCGTCATCTGTTACGGTTCCTGCTTGTGCGGAATCTACAACATAGACATATTTTCCGTAATCTGTGGTCACAACGAATTCATCTCCTATGCTTACATATTCAAGCGAAGAGAGTGTACTGTCGTTGTGAGAACATAAAAGATGGCATCCACTGTATCCGATTTGTGCGGAGCTTGGATACTGATATACACCGCCACGCTGGTTCAAGATAATTTGGTCATCGCCCCAAACCAAAGGAGCGTCCAATCCAATATCGTCACAAGTGATTGTGCCATACGCCAACCCATAGGTTGCTGGAGTCACATCACCCCATACGGAAGTGATTGCAGGTGTCGGTGTTTCTGTCGGCTCCGGAGTCGGTTCCGGCGTTGCCGTAGGAGCCGTTGTGGGCTTCGGTGATACCGTTGGCGCTGTAGTAGGGATAGGCGTTGCCACAGAGCTTGCGGCGCTGATAGCTCTGCTCTGAGGTGCTGATATATTGTCGGCTCTTGCACAGGCTGTAACGCAGGTCAGCATTCCTATCGTTACAGCCACCATTACTGCTCGCGTTCTTCGCATAGTTGCGCCCTTTCTTTCGTGTATATGAAAAAGCTGCCTCAGCTTTTAGAGCCGGGGCAGCTTTTTAGCGACTGACATGATGAGCCATTTTTGAGTTTCTTCTGAGAGTTGGCGAGGCTTGCATTCTACTTTCTTGCGGATGCCGCAGGTGTTTTCGCCATCATAATATAGCAAAACACCAACGCCGTCCGGAATCTCGTCTTTGACTTTTTTGTATAACTCTGTTGGCATCGCGTAGTAGTTGCAATGCCCCACGAAGTTGTGCCCGTGGTCGGAGTGAAAATCGCTTACGGAAATCTTGATTTCCACGCAGGTGATGATGGTGTCAATCGTGTAGGTGTGATTCGTCTTATGAAAATGACACCATCGTTCTGAGCAAGGTTCCTTACAGAATTCCAAATCAGAAGTATCCTTGTGGCATCCGGCTTCTTTTGCCATCTGCTGCACAGAGGTGTTTCCCGCTGTAAGAGAAGCCAGCTTGCAGGAGCCGCTTTTTGTTTCACTTGTGAAGCATTCCTGCACACGGACAAAGTCAACCAGTCCAGATTTAACAGTGCCGCACTCAACAGGTACTTCCAGAGCGTCGAAGCCTTGGCGAAATGAATCTACACGATAGCCTCCATAGCTGGTTGGATTCCAGTAGTGGAGGGCTTTTTCAATGTCACGGGTCAGTTGAGTCTTAGCCATTAAGCACTACCTCAAGATAGTCTGACCGATTTTGACCATTTTCTGACGTTTGCTGTGCAGCAGAAGCAAACGATAGACGATGACAGCAACCGCTGCCATGAGCAGGCATTTCAAGATTTTCTTCACAAGAATCACCCCCTTTCAAACAACTTTTTTGGCTTTCTTGGTTTCGGGCTTTACGATACCGCCGCTGGCATCATAAACATTATACGGGAAATCGCCGTCGTTGACGCGCTTGGCAACGCGCTGCCCGGTGGCCGTCTTGTAATACTGGTTCAGCCGGTTAGCTGTACGGTAGAAGGCAAACTTTGCATACTGTGTGCCGCGTTTGACACAATTTTCACGCAGCAGTTCGTCCCGCAGCGTGATAGCATAATGCTCGGCTTCGTTGTTGGTGAATCCAGAATAGAACACATCCATGAATTTCTCAATGTAGATAGCGGGGACATCGTTCATGGCGGCTACAATGATAGCCGCTGTCGTACCGGCGGAGTTGAGTCCCGGCAGTGTAGCCTTTTTGATGCACTTGGATGTAGATTCGATTTGCGTGCGATACCTCATCAGCCACTCGCTCAGAGCTTCTTCGTGGCTGAGATTTGAGCCTGCGAACAGGCGACCGATGAGGTTTGCTGCGGAGAGAATCGTCTTGTTCGTCCAACTCATATCGTAGTCCGACATCTGTACACGGTTTGCCATTGAGCGGCTGTTGCCGGAGTCGATGTGCTGAGATTTGGAGGCATTGAAGGTTACATTCATGCGCACAGTCACGCCGGACTCCACGATAGCGAGCAATCTATGCTGACCATCGACCAGCGTACCATCGGAGGCAATGGCGATACCTTGATGTGTTGTATCCCAGTGCCCTTCCTTCATGTCTTTCGCCATCTTCTTGACTTTGGCGTAGTTGATGTTCCGGTTATTGTCGTTTTTTTCGAGCCACTTTTTAGCCTGTTCTGGTGAGATTTCGTAGCCGTCCTGCGTTTTCTGGTTGAAGTTATAGCGTCCCATTTGTGATTACCTTTCTACCCGTGTGGGCATGTGTTTGAGATATATTTTGCTTCGGAAAAAGCTTTGCATTTTTAAGAAAAATCTCTCGAGTTGGGAATTTACTTACTTTTATCGAGCTGGCGCTGCATGAGTTCCGTAGTGGACATGGCACAGAAGCCTGCATCGGCGGCTGCGTCTACCGCCTTGTAGTAGTCGTCCACAAAGAGAATTTGATACGGAGGAATATTGCAGACTTTGGCGTACATCTGCATGACGGTCACTTTGCGTTCAGGACTGGAAGTACCAATCATATCGTAGAACTGGTTTGGGAAGTGCATTTCCAACCAATGTTTTTTGAACGGCAGAGTGATGCTGTCCTGCACGAAAGAGATGCAGTATTTCGGGACATCGGGATGCTCCTCAAGGAACTGCTTGATGAGTTCGTTCGGCTCACCGATTTCATCGAAGACTCGGTAGCCGTCTTTCGTTTCGACCTGACGGCGAAGCAGTCGTTCCCGATGTGCTTCACCGGTGGAATCAAGACGCTGCTCACGGTAGTGGATGAGCAGGGTGTCATCGAAGTCGAAAAACATCATTTTGATTTTAGAAAAGTTCATAGTAACGCTCCTTTTTCAGTTTCTCGCGGCAGCAATCTCGTGATGAACCACATCTGCCTCCGTCAAGAATATGTCGCTATAGTCATTTTCGTCTATTCCGGGACAAACGATATGCTGATACGGCATTGTACCTTCCTGTTCGATGCTGATGCGCCAGATGCCATGAGAGTAGGCAACGAAAAGCACGGTATCGTCGTCCAAGAACAACCAGACACCGGCAACATCATAGCAGCAGATTTCGTCTTCTGCATAGTTGGAATTGTCCAAACAGACGAGGTCATCGCTGGAACCGTAGATTTTGACCATTTTCCCCTACCCCCTTCCCTCGTTCTTTGCATAACGCGGCACAAACAGGAATTCGTATTCGCCTGTCTTTGTGTTATGTTTTCGGATAATCGTGCCATCGCGGATGATTTTTACGCCGTCTTTTTTAATGACAGGCTTTTCTTCACCCACGAAGTGCATGCATTCCAGTTCCTCGATGGTGTAGTTGTCTCGGCGTAGCCACTCGACGCTTTCCGCCACCTCATCAAGTGCCGGAATCACAATGCTGCCAAGCACATTCTTGGCTTCGAACTCATCCATGTCCTTTTGCCTTTCTGCAACAAAAATCTATGCTATATATCCAATATCTCGTGGTTACATCTGGAAGCTGTAACATTTATCCAAGAACGAAATCTTTCGTTGCAGCTTCGGCCTCGGCGTATTGTTTTGCATTGCGCAGCGCAGCCCGCATAAGAACGTCATGTTCCTCACTCAAAGCCTGCTGCATCGTGGTCTGCCGTGTCCGCCGCGCATAGCTGCGTTTCTGCATGATGTGCTCAATCTGCCGATTGGTCTCTTGGATTGCAGCAGTATCCATGCTTTTTTCGTGATGACTCTTGTTCGAAATCGTTACAGCTTTCGCAAATTCTACTCTTTTATCCAACCGTGCTCACCTCCCGGTCCAAACTAACAAATCTTGTAAACGGTGGCAATGCGCCACATTCTGGATTTGTGCCTCATACACCTCCGAATGTGAGCTGTTCGCCCTGCAAGGTGAGGTTCGGCGCTTTCTCTTTCTTCGGCTGTGCGGAGAAGTTTCCGCCGTTGCGACGCTTATAGGCGTAGCCCTTATGAGCCGCCTGCATCGACTTGTAGCCGTAGCCGTTGGCGTCGTCCAGAACATTGCTGGATTCTTCCTCTACCACGATATACCGCACATCACCGGGCTTAGACAGTCGGGAAGAGCGAATTACACGGTAAGCCGGTGCAGCAGGCGCGGGTGTATGTACTTCTGCAGGAGGGGTGTTGCTTTCAGCAAAGCCCATTTCCTGCAATACATCTTCGACACTTCGTGTGGGTTCCGGTTTTGGACGCTTTTTCTCGCGCTCTTTCCAAACCTTCAAAAGCTGACGTTCACTGAAATTGATAACTAAGCCCCAATCTTTGAGCATCTTACGGACGACATAGGTGGAGAAAGTAGAGTAGCTTGCATACGGACCGATACCGCGATTGATTTCGATAGAGATACGCGCCATCTGGCGCTCAAACTCCGCGTGATTGTCGAGCCAATCTTCGATGTTCGAGAGCAGTTCTTTCTTGCTGGTCGTTTCCTCCGCCTTTTTCTTGTTCATGCGAACATAGGCTTCACAGGCAGCCAGAATCGAATCGTACCCGTTCGCCGCGCAGCCGTCCACACTTTCACGGTTCGCCGCATCGAGAATCACATATTGCTCGCCCTGCTTGATGATGGAAATGCCTTCGTCCTGTGATTTCTCTTCCTTCACATTTCCGCCTGTATCAAATTCCGGCAAAGAGTCGTCGGTCATGATTTGGTCGAGAATCGTATCAAGGTTCTGCGTGTAATCCTTTTCCAGAACGAATTTGTAAACCTTATCGTATACGCCCTTCGTAACGCACTTAACAACAGCGTTCAAGAAAGCATCTCGGTCAGGAATTTCTACATTGTACAGCTTGTTATCGTAGATGTTCCAGATAACGCCTTTCTGCAGACCGGTGGCGAGCATATAACTCGCACACTGCAGGAAATGACGGTGAGACAGAGCAGAGACGAATTTCAGCAGATAGACGGTTTGGTCTTTTACGACATCCGCCATGCCGCTGAGAACTACTTTTGAGATACCCTTTTCATCCACGAAAGCGTTTAATTCGCAGCGTTCCTGTACATTTTCGTCCGGTGAGAACAGAACAGACAGGCGCTTGTTGATTTGGCTCTCTTGCTCTTTCGTGATAATCGGCAGTTCTACCTGTTTCACATAACGGTCTTGGCTTGTCATCAGCATCGTGAGGAACAAGACTTTCTGTTCTACAGACTTCCAAGACTGCGGCATTGCCATCTTCTTGTCTTTGTGCATGTACATATAGTATGCAATAGCACTGTCGATGTCGTAGTAGTCAAAGAAGTTTGCCTGCTGGTAGATGCCGATACAGGGAGCAAGGTCAATCATAGCGTCGGAATGCTTGACCTCAATTGGATGCACATCCTTTCGGAAAACAGGAGAAATTTTGATAAGGTCGTAGCAGGCATTAACATCTTCATCGAACTTGAAATCGAACATTTCAGAGATGTCGAATTTCGGGTTTGCTTCAATGTGTGTCTTTACAGGAGTCATCAATGTCTTGTCGCTGAGCAAGAAGTCTTTATCTTTCTCCGGCTCGACAAAGATGACCTCTTCCTTGCCGCGACTTGCCGCCACGCAGAAAAGGTTACGCAAAATCTCATACCGAACCATCGGCATGTGCATTCTCGTGCCCCAGTAAAATTCCGTAAAGTCAAAGACCACGCAGATAGGACGCTCCATGCCTTTGCTGCCGTCGTAGGTCGTAAAAATACCGACATCGGGACCCGGCGCAACACACTTGTCTCCGTCGTTGTCCTTGATGCTGGCGTAAACATGGTTCTTATCGTACAGGTTTCCGGGACGCTCTTCCAAGGCGTTCAAGACCGTGACCATCGGACCGGTACGAGCGCCAAGACAGAGAACATCTTTCGGGTTGACGGAATCGAGGTAGTCGATAACTTCCTCTTTCGTCATCGTCTTGACATCACAGTGAGCGTTTACGCCGTTGATGTTCTTGTCCCAAATCATGCCAAGCCGTCCGGCAAGGTCATGTGACAGGCGGAAACACTGGGTAAAGTTGACCTGCGTATGTTTGCCGAGGAATTTGTTGATGAAGTCCCAGATGTCGAGAGAGGTGTGGTCGTAAATTTTTTGCTTCATGTCCCCTACTGCAATGATTTGCATACCGGGGTTAGAATCCTTGACATATTCGAGCATCTTCGAGATTTCCTCGTTGATGTCCTGATACTCGTCAATGATAAGTACATCATAATGCCCGACCGGAATATGTCCTTCGAGGAGCCGCGAAATCTGTTCGCCCTGACCGACATTCTTAATGCCGTAGCGATAGAGCATCTTTGATGCGAAGCCGTGATAGTTTTGAACGGTTACATTGTCGTTGAGGATTTTCTGCTGTGCATCGAGTTTTAGAAGGCGGTTATAGGTAAGGTACAGAATTTGCTTAGAGGAATCAAACTCGTTGCACAGTACATTGATGGTAGAGGTCTTGCCACTGCCGATACAGGCATCACACAAGACATTCTTCCCTTCAAGAGCAAGCCGGACAAGGTCCTGCTGTTCCGTTGACAGGTCGTTACGAGTCATGAAATTCCTCCTAAAACAGATTAACAAAAAGTACCCTGACAGCCCACTTTGCCATCAGGGTACAATTTTGTAGTTTACGTCTAAAATTGTAGTCAATTCGCACGGATGTGCAAGTGGGTAGGCTCACATTTTTAGATTTTCCGGTTTACAGCATTACCTTGCTGGAGCCGTCGATACCGTACTCCGTCACTTTGACCTCTTTGGGCAGCAGGTTACGGTGGAAGGTCACAATGTAGTCATTATAGGATGTCGGGCAGTCATCGGGGATTTTCAGCGTGGCGGTCAGTGCGTTCTCAATCGTGTCACGGGGAACATTGCCCATCGGCTTGGTATGCTCGACGACAATCAGTTTGCGCAGCGTCAGTGCGCGACCACTGCTCATGTCGTTCTCGAACATGTGCTGCAATGCGTCGATGAGCAGGTTGACATCGTCCATCGTGATGCCGTTGCGCTGTGCCATCATGCTGTTGATTTGAATGCTCATATGGTACAAACCATACTCGACGAAGCTCCGACGCCCCATCATACGGTCTTTCGGGTTCTTCCGGCTCTCGCCGTCCTCATCGGTATTGACATTTTTCTTTTTGCTGTCCTTCTCCGCGCCAATGCGCTCAGCGTCGGAAGAAACGCAGCAGCGGGTAATGGTCATCGGGATGATGTTGACGGGGTCGAAAGAAACGGGCATAGACAACTGGAAAGCGCCTTTGATTTTGCCGATGACGCTGGAGCCGGAGAACGAAGTGTTTACCATGCCGAAGGTGCGGGCATCGAAGAAGTATTTGCACAGCGCGTTGTATGCCTTGAGCTCCGTCTCGCGGTCCATAGCCTTCTTGGAACCCTTGCTGCCCTCTTTGATGACATCTTTCAGGCAATCTCGGACGCTGGACTCGATGGAGAATGTGTCGGGGCTGCAGTACAGGTGATGGGTAGCTTCGTCCAGCTCGCCGAAGAACACCTTGTCGCGGATGAAGCTGCGAATCTTGTACTTGATGCACTCGGTAGACAGATAGCCGATGCCGTCCTCAAACTGGCGGGGCGCGTTGTCATTGTCGGGGTCGCCGTTGGGGTTACAGTTCTTAGCATCGAATGCCAGAACGATGGTGATGGGATTCTTGATAGTAATAGAGTCAGACATGTTATTTTCTCCTTTTCTGTTATGCAACGGTAGTTTCATCAACGGTGGCAACGGTATTAACGGCGCTCATCGCAATGGTGTTTTCTTCCTTCTCACGCTTCTTAGCAATAGCAGCATCGCGGTTGTAGTGCATCTGCTGGTTATAGCCGATAAAGAACTCACCGCGCTGCACCTGCGTCAGACGACCGGGATAGTTCCCGTCCAGCATGTCGATGAGGTCCATAATCTGGTTGTTGATGGCGTTGTAGGTGCCCATACGGTTCGACTTCTGCGCACGGTTCTTGAGCTGCATGAAGTTCATCTGAATCGTAGGCATAACCTTTACCGGGTTAGTTACCACGCGGCTAAGGAAGCGCTTATCGTACTGAGACTGGTTTTCCGGCACGATGGCGTGCTGCCCACTCACCAGCAGAGCGAAGATACGCCCCGTAACATAGGCGGGACTCATGTTGTTCGGATTCAAGCTCACGGTAATATCCTCCTTGTAATTTCGGATAAGGATGGCTTTGATGGCTCCGGCGAGAGTCGGAGGGATGATATACATGGTTCCTGCCGGTGCCTTCAGGGCGTCCTTGCAGATGCGCTCATAAATCATCGGCAGAAGCTGCGACGGGTATTTCCCGCCGTTGTAAACGCAGTTGTTGAGCTGCATCCACATCTGGTTGTTGATGGGGACAATGCTGTTGTCCTTGTTCATGGCGCTCAGAGCAAGGATGATGCTGTCGGGACGCGCAAAGTCTCTTCTCGTACCATCAGCATTCTTGCACGCCTCGCTGCGGTTAATTTCCATGTCTTCGTAGTGCTTGATGCAGTTGGCAAGCACTTCACCGACCGTAGTCTGCGTAAAGCTGGATGCAGAGCAGCCTTTATCCGGAACGCTCAACTGCCAGACATTGACGACCTTGCTTTTATCGCATTCCTGCAAGATGTCAACACGCCCACGGCGGGCTTTCGCAAGACGCATGATGTTGTCCGTCTTTTCTGCTTCGGATTCATTGCCAAACCAAATCCGCAGCATCTCATCTTCTTCCGGCTTGGTGACTTCATCAGACCAGACGATTACGCATTTTGTGTAGAGAGACTGAGATGTTACCGGAAGGAAGTAGCAGTTTTTAGAGCCGATAAGAGCTTTTGCAGCTTCCACGATTTTATGACCGTCCTGCATTGTAACGGGGATGGCGTCGCCCTGCGTTCTCCCAAAGTAGTTGGTGTTTGCCTTGTTGTTGGAGAGGATGTAGGTCATTTTCCCTCGTACAGAGATGGGACGGAAGAGCTTTGCTTTCAAGCCGTCTTCCCCGGTAATCATGCTTCGCATGTGTGCAGGCGCGGCGGTGATGGAGACATTTCCGTTTCGTTCAGCCTGAATCGGGAACTCGCCGTACTTCTCAACGATTTCCTCATATGCCGTTCTGAAGGTCTCATCATCGAAGATGGGGCTTCCTTCATAGAACAGAATGAAGGTGGAAGTTTCAGCATCTTTGAATGCCATTGCGGAGGCGACGGACTTGTTCTGGAGCGCCTTTTCCGGGTCCCATGTCTCGAAGAACTTGTAAGCGGCATTGAGCGCCGGAGACTCGCCTAAGTCACCACGGAACGCGAGCACCGCGTTCTTCATGGAGAGGTATGTTCCGGGTTTGCTCGTGCTGCTCACGTTGCCCAAGATGTACTGAGCCGTATCGCAGAAGAGATACGGGACCGGCGTGCTCGTGCGGGCACGGCGAACAGGAACCTCAAACACCACGCCGCGATTCTTCTTGTCGTGTCCGCCGAGGGCAAGGATGTCGTCAATGCTGCCGTCGTCGTTCAACTCCACGGCAAAATGGGCTTTTGCGTTCGTCCAGCCAAAAGGCGGGACTTTGCTTTTATCTTGATTTTCAAGGGTGTCGTAGTGTTTAACCAGCGCTAACAGAAGATTCATAGCAGCGAAACCAATCTCCTTTCGTATATTCGATGACGCCGTTCTCGATTGTCAGATGTCTGCAAACCAAGTCAGGGTCGTATTTTTTGGTGTAGTCCGGTGTGAGCGGCATAAAGCCCAAATCTCTTGTGATGGGTTGCGTCGGCTTGATTTCCATTTCCGTAATCGGGCGGAAGTACATGGGTGCTTCCATCGTACCCAGATACGGGAACTCCCTGCCGCAGCCGTTCTTGGCGTATTGGAGAAAATCCTTGAAGTGCCATGTCAGACCGTTCGGATTCCGCATGTCGTCCGTCTCGACGAGATAAGCGACTATCGTATACCGCACATTCGTCAGGCACTCCCTCGACCGCATACCGCCGAAATGCTTCTCGTTTCTCAACAGCATACGTTCTTTCTTGATGGGGCTGTGAATGAACACGGCCGTCGGTATCATTTCTGCGCCGGGATGCTTGTAGATGGACTCCATCGCGCCTTTGAGCGCCGAGAAAGTCGGCACATCATAGGTCGTTCCCTCCACACGCATACCGGGAATCGTGTAGGAAGCAAGCAGGCTGTTTACTTCCAGCAGAATCGGCACCGGATAGACCTTGACCGGCTTTTTGCTGCGGCTCACAAGACTCGCAAGCTCCAAAATTTTATCGCTGCTTTGTTTGACTTTATCCATTTTGTAAATGGCAACAGCGTTGCCGCTCACCTCTCTTTTTGTTATTTCGATAATACAATTATACCACAAATTTGTATTTTTTGCAACTTACAATGCCGTTCGTTCACAGTATGTTTGCAATTTAAAAATGGAAAAGACTCCCCGCAAAAATCAGCGGAGAGCCTTTGATTATGGGTTGAAATTACAGCATCTCTAAGCCGTATTCAGTGTATCTATGCATGTCGGTCAAGCAGCAAATATCTACAGTCTTTCCGGCATTCATGACGAGAGACTCTGTAACATCGGCAAAGCGGTCGTTGTAGCGCTTTCTTCGGACATTGACGCTGTATTTGCCGACCTTGCGAATATCACGGCGCGTTGCCGTCTGATTGCGCAGCTTTGCGATAAGCTGTACAGCTTCCGGTGTTTGCGGAATGATAACTGTGACGGTGTCTTCTTCAATTAGATGGAAATTTTCTGCGATTTTTTGAAATTGGATTTTGCCGTCGTCCGGCATTGCCATTTTGAGGATGCTCTTTTCATCAAGAGCTCCCCTGTAATACTTATACAGGCTCTCAAAATACTTGGTTGTGGTTTCCGGCAGAGTTATATCCTCGGTAGTAAACAGACGCTTTGTGATGTTCTTTTCGTTGTGCAGGTAGTCTTCCGGGGGACGACCTTTGCCCTGCAGAGCGCGTACCTCGTCCTGCGGACCTTCAAACACCATGAGCTTGCAGGTGTTACAGTCTCGTTTGCCGTTACGGTTGATGCGTCCTGCTGTCTGCAGAACGGAATCCAGACCGGCGAGTTCTCTGTATCCATATGGGAAGTCAAGGTCTACGCCACATTCGATTAGAGAGGTAGAGACAACGATACAAGGGTCGCCATTGGCGAGATGCTGTTTGATTTCTGCAATATATCTTGCTTTATCATAGGGCGTTAGGTCTGTTGTAAGGCAGTACAGCAGTCTGCTTCGTGCCTTACTTTTTAGTTCTTTGTACAGATACTTGGCTTCTTCCTTTTCATTCACAACGCAGAGGCATTGCTCATGGGAGAGGAGCATGGTGATAAGGTCTTCTACGCTGACGTGCCCGGCATCTTCAATTCCACAGCGCTGAAACGGAGCGATGTATTTGGCGGGGTCATCGATGATTTCTTTGGGCTTGACCATATCGAAGAACTGCTCGATGGCTGGCTGCGTAGCGGTGCAAAGGACAATTCTGCATCCGTAGTTGGCTGCCAGCGACTCAATACATTTGATGCATGGTTTGAGGTATTTCGGCTTCAACTGCTGGACTTCATCGAAGATAATGACGCTGTTTACGAGGTTGTGGAGCTTTCGAGATTTTGATGGTTTATTTGCGTAGAAGCTCTCAAATAACTGCACATCGGTGGTGACTACGATAGGAACATCATAGTTCTCTGACGCGAGTCGCAGAAGGTTATCCCCTTTGCTGTTGTCGAAATCATAGCCGCTGTGATGCTCCAATACATTGCCCTTCCCTGCAATGTCTCTTAACACCGATGCAGTCTGTGAAGTGATGGAGGTATAGGGAGTTACAACGATAATGCGGGATACTTCAGTATCAGCTTTGGCTGCTGCGGCAGCATAGGCAAACGACGAAATAGTTTTAGCGCCTCCGGTCGGAATACTAAGTAAGCGAATATCCCCTTTTGCGGATTTCGCGCCTGCATCAAAGCATTGCTGCAGCATTTCGGTACGCATCAGATTGATTTGCTGCTCTTTGGAGAGGCTGTTGAACGGTTTACGACTGAGTTCGTTTGCTGCTGTAATCCACGGTTCTACATAGTGGCACAGCTTGTCATATATGGTCTGCATCGTGTCATAGGTATAGAGCCGCTGCACCGCTCCGCGTATAAACGTCTCTGTGTCGATATAATCCGCATCGACCAAGCATGAGTATTCCATGCGGACAAAAGAGTACAATCCCATGTTTTTAAGCGTCCGCGCATGGAGAGGGACATCGTTAAGGGCGCAGTTTCGTACTGGATACAGTAACTCCGCTTTTGTAACATCATTTGTACGCTTTATGAGCGCCGTGTCGATGTTGTTCTTCGTGTCCCACATATCGTGTAATCCGGTGTGATGCCCCTCGGTAACGAGGGCGGATACGAGGTCCCCTGCCTTGGCACAAGCCGCTGCGCCAATAATGGAGTGTGGACATTTGATATTATGCTCCGGGTCACGGATATAGCGCTGGAAACCATCCGTGCATTTACCTATATCATGTGCAAGTCCTGCACGTCTTGCGAGGGCTTGTCCGCCAATGGGAGCAGCGTATTCTGCCGCCAAGCGGCTTACATTCTGAAGGTGTTTATCCAGCGGCTGTTCCCTGCCGTCATCTGCTTTGTGGGCAATCAGAGTCAATTTTGTTTCACCCCTTTCGATTTTCTCTAATTATCTCACAATTGATATTGGCAAGCAACTGTATATAGTATTTATTTACTTTTCGTACACAATATATAGTGTTTACAGGCAAAAATGAAGGCTCCTACTACAATGAGTAGGGGTCTTTGTTGCTTGTGAATGATGTAAAGGAAAAAGAGCCCCTACCGCAGTCGGTAGAGGTCCTTTCCCACGCAGCCGCACGGGCTGCGACATTTTTAGTTTTTGCAGTCACGTGGACTGCGTTTAAGTGGTTGCGGATTGTTCCGCGATTAGCGCTTTCAATCTTATGCAGTCACACGGGCTGCTTCTTTCGGCTGAGTGTTGTGCCGGGGCGATTTCAATCTTATGTAGTCACGCGGACTGCGACCGCTAACATCAATCGTGGGATAATTAGATAATCGGTTTCAATCTTATGTAGCCTATGCGGGCTACTTCCTGTACCATAGTTCATCTGGGTACGGCGAGGGATTTCAATCTTATGCGGTCATACAGACCGCGACTGCCATGAGCCTACCCATAGGGCTGTTGTCAATCTTTCAATCTTATGCAGTCGCGCAGACTGCGACAGCAATAGCACACAATGACTACATTTTTTACATAATATAGCATTGTGTATCTTGCCGTCTTTCGGTGCTGTAATTATAGTGTGTTGCTAATATTTCATTGACTTCTACCTCCGTTTCCCGTACTTGCTGATGCGAAGCCTCTTGAGATTTTATGTTTGCTTGCGGTTCGCACTACTTTTTTTCG